GATGCTTGGGTGTACGGCAATGCTCGGGTGTCCGGCGATGCTCGGGTGTACGGCAATGCTCGGGTGTCCGGCGATGCTCGGGTGTCCGGCGATGCTGATATAGAAAATGATAACAATCATTGCGGATTTGATTGTTTCGGTTCATGCAACCGCCACACTCACGCATATTTGACAAAAGATAATAAAGTCGAAATAACTTGTGGGTGTTTTCGTGGCAGCATTGAAGAGTTTGAAAAGAAAGTGGAGAAGACACATTCGGGAACAATCTACGAGAAACAGTATAAAGCCATCATCAATGTTATTAAAATTAAATTTGGGTTGACTGATTTGATATAGATTAAGTGCATTTGTTTACATGCCTTCCCGGTCTGTGAAGATAGGGCGGGCAAACATGGTGGTATGGCGGAATTAGAAGACGCTATTAAGCAGTAGATTGATGCTCTAAGCTGAGGATTATAGGAAATGATAATCGGGAAAGGTTGGCGAAAAGGAGACCAGCATATCAGGTAAACGAAGCATTCGATGGTTATTAATCAATCGGTGACGGATACCAAAACCTACAACAGCGAGCCTTATTCATAGTAGGCGATAAAAGATGTAAATGAGCAGCATAACAATCATGCAGGTGCAAGTCCTGCTACCACCTCATAAATGTGAGCCACACATCAATGGCATGGGTTAATAAATAATGGTTGTGCCCCGGAGAATACGCTTCGGGGCTTTTAATTGGCGAAAATTATGAGAATAGACAAAATTAAGACAGTAGGTCAGCTTAGAAAGGTCATTGAAAATCTTTCTGACGATTACGAGATAGAAATGCGTATTAGACGTAAATTGACGGATGAAGACATAATCAAGTTATATAAAAAGTACGGTAAGATATATCCTTATCCATACGAAACAAGTTATTCAGAGCTTGAATTTGATGATGTAGGTGTGTCTGACAAAGTATTATGCTTGGGAGTTGAACTAAAAGACGAATGATATGCCGTACTACATAAATAATAATTATGACTTACGAAGAGATGAAATCCAAGGCTTGTGTGGCAAGCAGCCGTAGCAAGCCCAAAAATGAGGAACATAAAATACAATGTTCTTGTGTTAGGTATTTCCGTTTAAAATATCCCCATCTCAGAAATATGCTGTTTGCTGTTCCTAATGCGGCAAGACGTTCTGCAAGGAACGGAGCTTATATGAAAGATGAAGGTATGCTTCCCGGAGTTGCAGACCTGATACTTCTTAAGAGCAATCGTTTCTATGGAGCTTTGTGTGTGGAAATGAAAAAGCCGGGAGAATACCAAAGACCAGTCCAAAAAGAATGGCAAAAGGAATGTGAGGCAAATGGTAACAAATACATCGTTGTCCGGTCATTAGACGAGTTTATTAAAGTGGTGGATAATTATTTGAAAGATATTTGAATTTTATTTTGGAGTTTTGAATTTGAGTTGTATCTTTGCGGTGAAAAGTTCGCCAAACTTTGATTTTATATAGCATATCGAAAGTGGATATTTTATATCTACTTGACAGCTTTTATCGCAAAGATATAGCCGTTAGTTTTCCCTACGGACTGCTTTCGTTATGCGAATTTAGTCGGAGTTTGGCGACTTTGGGAAGCTAACGGCTTTCCTTTTATACATAACTCAAATTTCATCGTATGCCAAACTCCATGAAATTAGAGCAGAAGCGAAGTACAGTAACTTCTACATCTACGTTATCGGCTAACGTAAAAGCCATTTTCGTGTTGATAATGTTAGTACTCACTATCATTAATCCTATCTTGTTTATATTACCGTTTATCTCTTGCTTCATTTCAGCGAAGAAAGGAGGTCTGCTATGAAAAAGAAAATAGCAACCGTTGAGATTGAATGCTCAAATTCTCATTTAATACCAACATTCAGTGACTTTTTAAATGAATTACAAAAGCAGTATGATATTGAGAAAGACTGCAAGAATGAAGCATATTCTTTTATAATAACAAACGGACTGTTTGAGGATTTTAAGAAGTTCAGTGAAAACTACAAAGGAGTGGACCACTACAAAGCAATAATCGGAATGCTTATCACTGATGCTGAAATAAAACAAATCAAGAAATAACAAAAATATAATCAACTAAGTGCTGGTAGCCTTATACAAGGCTGCCACACCTCTTATATCATAAATTATGAAAACAATAGGAGAAATAATGAATGAAATAGAACATATACCTAAATGCCCTAAAAGTGGGGAAGTCAATTTGCTTTATTTAATTGGAATAATAAAAAAGTAATATGGAATTTTTAGAGAAAGATTTAGAAGATATTATTTGGGAAGCATACCAAAGTGAATATGGAAAATATGAATTATTTAATAAAGGGCTAGCAATATCAGGTAAAATGTACAGACAGGTAAATCTTGGTGATTACGGAATACTTGATTTAATGACTGTAAGTATTAATCCCAAAGATGTGATAATATCAATTTACGAACTGAAAAAAGATATTATTAATATGTCAACAATGGCTCAAGCAGCAAGATATGGCACAGGAATATCTAAATATATAGAGGAAAGATGTAACATACATAACCGTCCTATATCCTTACAATTTTTCTTGATAGGAAAGGAAATAGAATGTAGATCTGATTTTGTATTTCTCTATAACAATAGCCCCCATTTTAAAATCTATTTATACAAATATGAATTAAATGGTATTCATTTTAAGTACCAACAAAAGAATTGGGTAATTGAGGAAGCACATATTCCCAATTATAATCTGTCTGTAAGCGATGTAAAATCTTTTTTTTTTAAAGAAGATAATCCATTCTAAGAAATGAGCGATAAAGGATTTATAAAACTAAGCCGCAAGTTATTTGATAACAAGATATGGCAGGCCGCCCGGGCATTTAATGAGTGCGAAGCGTGGATTGACTTGATACAGTCAGCACGATTTGAGGCATCATCGACTACGTCGCGCATCGGGTGTTATGAAGTAACATGGGGAAGAGGGCAATATCCTGCATCCAATAGATTTCTTGCTAAAAAATGGGGAAGATCTGAACAATGGGTTAAATCTTTACTTGGAAAGTTGAAAAGAGAGAAAATGATCACTACTGATAATAGCCAAGGAGTTAATGTGATTACTCTCATCAATTTTGAGAAATATAATGGTGAAGTTGTAGATAACCCACCTAGTAACCCACCTAACAAATTAAATGATAGAGAGTTACAAGAGTTGATAACCCACCTAGTAACCCACCTGCATAAGAATGATGGAATTTTGCAACCCACCTCTAACCCAAATAATAAGAAAGAAGAAATAAATAAAGAAAACTCTATAAATAGAGCAAAAGAAAAAATGGGTTCTGATTTTGGAAGTTGTGATATAGATCTCAGTGAATTGCAACATGAGCTGTCATCAGACAGCGGATGGGAGGAAGCAATAAGGCTTCATTTGTACCGTAACGGGATAAAGGTTTTCGACCATGATATGTTTCTTCTATGGCTTGACAAGTTCGTGATAAGCCTAAAAGCCGGAGGGACTATCTCGAAAGACAGGAAAGGTTTTATGGAGTATTTTAGGAACTGGATATTGACCGAGATAAAAAAGGGGGCTACAAATTTGTTCCAAGATACGAATGATGCGTTGTTGGAATCTTCTAAAGATAACAATGCCTATTATAAATTCCTGTCATATATCAAGAAACAAGCACCGTATTGTTTTTCCAATATGCGATTGCCTACGGAAGAAGAATTTTTGCTTTTACGGGACAAATATGGGAACGATATGTTTAAAAGCGCATTGCGCACAATAGAGGGCAGAGCAGACATCCGTTCAAAATGGGATGTTTTGTATTATGCTATTTTAAAACAACTCAAGTTTATGAAAGATGAAAGATGAAATAATGCCGAGTGGAATGCGTATATTGCCAAGAGATGAAGAGTGTGAGAAACGTGTTCTTGGGACCATTCTAAGCGAGAGAGATACCATTTACGAAGTGAGGGATATCCTTACTGAAAATTGTTTCTATAACGATTTTCACAAGCAGATATACAGGACTGTATTGGAAATAACGGATTCCGGTGGAAGAGCTGATGCCATCAGTGTGAAATCAAAACTGGAGTTCTCATATCCAGACTTTAGTTTATATGAGCTGACAAAGATTTCAGGAATGTACACATTCGATCTGTATCAATATGCGTGCAGACTTCATGATCTGATGATACGGAGACGGTTCTTTGATATTGGGAGTTATCTCGACAGTAACGCTTTTAATGAGAAGGAAGATATTGCCGACGTCGTGCAAAAAGTGTCAGATCAGCTTGCTAATCTGTTCTCATCCAATTGTAATTCTATCAGCACGGTCAAGGAATGCATAGAATCCGTATATGAAACGATAAACCGCAACATGTCAGGGAAAACAGACTTAACAGGTACACCGACCGGATTTGACAAGATAGATGGGAAAACAGGTGGACTTCAAAAATCAGACTTGATAATTATTGCAGGTGAAACTAGTGCTGGCAAAACGTCAATGGCTGTAAGCATGATGAAAAACGCTGCAATAGCAGGTGCTAAGATAGCCATGTATTCAATGGAGATGAAGAAGGAACAAATTACGTCTAGAATTATTTCAATGATAAGTGGTATTCCTTCAAATGTCATACTTTACTCACCGCTTTCCGGAATGCAGTTGGAAAATGTAGACCGGGCTGTGGATACTGTATCAAAAATGCAAATCTATTTCGATGATAGGAGCACGTCCAATATCGACACGATAATATCTTCAATCCGTCAGATGAAATTTAAAAATGGGATAGACGGGGCTGTGGTAGATTATTTGCAGATTTTGAATGTTAACATGAAGGGAAGTAACAAAGAACAGCAGATGGGAGAGGTTGCAAGAAGGCTGAAGAATCTGGCAAAGGATTTGGATATATGGATTATTGCATTGTCGCAGATGAATAGGGATAATCTTAACCCTGTACCTACATTGGCAAGGTTAAGGGATAGTGGACAGATAGCGGAAGCAGCAGATATAGTTATGCTGATTTATCGTCCTGAGGTAAAAGGGAAGCGGTATCCTGATGAGTTTTCAGACGTGGACACAAAAGGAACTGCCATGATTGATATAGCTAAAGGCAGAAATATAGGACTATTGAAGTTTATTTGTGGCTTCAATGCTGCATCTACTCACTTTTACGACTTGAACATTATTCCCATATCAAGTAATAGCACTGAAGATGATAACAACCCATTTTAAGTATGCCAAAGAAAGTCAAACCGGAAATTGTATATGTCAAATGCCGGAATTGCAAGAATGCCTCGGACTTCGGGGATAATTCTGCGTATTGTAAGGCTAAAGGGCATAGAGTGTGTGCCTGTGACAGATATGGGCAAATTTGCAACAGTTTTCTAAAGAAAGAATTATAACGAAAAAGGAGAAATTTATGAATACCGAGATGCAGAGAAAGATACGTGAATGGGAAGCGGAACGCGATAGAAACCTACGCATACACTGCCCTCTTGTAGCTGCCAAATTCCAAAGGTGGATTGACAAAATTAATAAAAAGGAGAACGAAAGTATTAACCGCATGAAAGGAAATGTAAAGTGAAAATATACAATTATGAAACCAAAGAAAAAAATAATAGATGCCGCCATAGCCAATGGTAGCATAGATAGATTGAATATGCTGCTTTCAGCCGCTCACCTGTTGAATTGCGAAGCCAATAACTTAGTAGAGGAAGCGAGCGATTTAATGGCAGAGAACTCCCTTCTGCTTGGAGATTTAAAAAAGTTGCACAATGACTTCGTAAAAGTTGCCGATAAGTATTTCAAGGAGTTCTCCACCCTCATTACTACTGATACCGCCAAGATGGATATGTTCTCTGACCTTGATGGATTTGATAAGGCATTCAGAGAGTGGGCTAAAGTACCGTCAGAGTGGAAACCTAGAGAAGTTTGTAGGAACCATTAATTAAAAGTAATACAGAAACAAGGAAGAATCATGAAAAGAGAATTAACGCCTGAGAATATTCAGGAACTGAAAGAAAATCAAATATTCGTTTTTGGAAGCAACATGAACGGCAATCACGCCGGAGGTGCAGCTAGATTGGCAGTTGAGAAGTTTGGTGCAATTATGGGGAAAGCAAAAGGGATACAAGGTCAGTCCTATGCTATCCCTACGCTGGACAAGGATATGCAGAAAGTAACTGAAGAAGAGCTGATCGTATTTTTAGGCAACTTTAGAAATTACGCTAACGAGCATCCGGAAAAGGAATTCCTCCTAACTGCCATTGGCACCGGGATAGCCGGATTTGATTCCAACTACATGGCGTACATGGTACTTAGGGCAAACCTGCCGGATAACGTTACCCTGCCAAAGGAATTTGTCAAAATCAAAGGTTACAAGGGTTTTAACCCCGATTTGACATGTAGGGATTTCCAATATGAAGAAGGTAAGGACTATGAAGAAACAGGCGATATAATGGCTTGCGATAACGGATTTCACTTCTGCCTCCATCCGTTGGACGTGTTCGGTTACTATCCACCTGCCGAAGTTGGTAT